AGAGGCGGAGATCTACCGTCAGACGCGGAGTCAGCTGGTCGGTCTTCGAGAGGAGATATTCAAGCTGTGATACGATCTATCGAGCTCATTCCCGCAGACCGAGAGGGCCTGCTGCTGGAGATTGACAAGCCGGAGGACACCGGCATTCTGGTCAAGTCCATCGACGGCCTCGGTCCGGCGAAGGCTACGATCAACACCACAGCGCTGTCTCTGACTGACTCGGCGATGTTCAACGGCAGCAGGGTGGGAATGAGAACCATCACACTCACCCTGCTGCCGCTCGAGGTTCCTACGGTCGAGCGTGCACGACACCGGATCTACAACCTTCTGCCGATCAAGCAGCCGGTAACGATTATCGTGCGGACGGACACTCGGGTCGTCAAGACACTCGGATATGTCGAGTCCAGCGAGCCGGACATATTCTCCAAGGAGGAGGCCATAAAGGTCGTCCTCATCTGTCCCGACGGCTACTGGTCGGACGGCGCTGAAGACACGCAGAACTACCTGCCGTTCGTGAAGGAGCACGCTGCCTTCGAGTTCGACTGGGAGGACACGCCCCTCTCGGAGAGTCCTACCCTTATATTCTCGAAGACTGTCGGGCTGCCATCCGTCATCCTAGAGAACGGAGGCGATGTCCCGGCTGGGTTCACAATCATGATCGACATCCTCAAGGACAATGCCACGCCGATCACGATCTACGACGACGTTCGCAGCCAGCACCTGACTCTGACAACCAAGTGGCACCCAGATGCCACGACGACGCAGCCGGCCAAGGCGGGCGATCGGTTCTACATCAACACTCGTGTCGGACACAAGAGCGTTACTCGTATCCGGAATGGCAAGGCCGAGAAGGCGCTGCATCTTCTCGACATCGACTCGGACTGGCTCATGCTTTATCCGGGCGAGAATCGTCTCTACTACACGATCAACGTCGGAGGCGGAGCCAAGGTATCCCTGTCCCGCGATATTCTCTATCAGGGGGTATAGTGTATCTAGCCGTCCTCGACAAAGGACTAAACCTGGCGTACGTCATCGACGACTACAAGTCGGTTATCTGGACGGAGCGCTACAACAAGTATGGCGACTTCGAGCTGGTGGTTCCGGGCACGTACGAGAACTACGAGAAGTTCCGCCTCGACACGTATCTGTTCACCCCCGAGTCGCAGAAGCTGATGATCATCGAGCAGCTCGAGTGGACGGAGGAGTACAACAAGGCGAGCGAGATCAAGATCACCGGTCGCTCACTGGAGTCTATTCTCGATCGCCGTATTGTCGGTCCAATCCGGTCCAGCGACGACCCCTGGTTCTACTACGTAAGGGGCTTCAACGATTTCGGGGACAACATCATCACGTCCCTGGTTGCGGATGCATTTGCGTTTCGTAAGCCGACACTTCCGCGACATGTGGGCTGGCTGCGCTGGATGGCGAACCCGAAGGATCTTCCAGCGGAGGTCCTGCTCGGAAGAGACGGCGCCGAGATGAAACTGCCCCAGCGTCGTTTCACAACAGTTGCCGAGCAGCACAGCAAACCCGCTGGCCCGGGCTCAGACCTTCGGCTCAGTCAGTACTCGATCGACCTCTCGTCGACGCTTGAGGGTAGCTTGTACGAGATCGTGACCACTATTCTCGGGTACTACGGCGGCGGATTCGCAATCGACCTGGAGCTCGGGAACCCCTTCCGCTGGTGGGGGTATGTGTACAAGGGTCTCGACCGCACGCGGTCACAGACGAAGCGGTCACCCGTCATCTTCTCGCCCAAGATGGACAACCTGTCAAAGGCTGTGTACGTCGAGTCGGTTGCCGACTACAAGTCCGTTATCTACTCGGGGCTTGTCAGCAGCCAGAGCGTGGGCGAGGCGCATGAGTACGGCGACACAAAGCCGAAGACGCAGCTCGCCAACAACTCGAAGACAATCGGCATCTCGGGCCTGGAGCGCAGAGAGGGTTATCTTCAGAACATCCAGATCAACGAGATGACCGGCGTTCGCTCTGACAGGAACGGGTCAAAATACTCGGTTCTGGGCGAGCAGACGATGTCGAAGGAGCAGGTGCTCCAGAAGATCGAGGACGCCTGCAACGACGAGCTCTACAAGCACGGTAAGAAGACCGTGTACACCGGCGAGGCGGACATGACGACGATGTACCGCTACGGCGAGGACTTCTTCATGGGAGACCTGGTTCAGCTGGAGAACGGACACGGTCTGTCGGAGACGGCGATTCTCACTGAGTACACTCGCTCCTCCTCCGAGGCCGAGGGCGACAAGTTCTATCCGACATTTACCAAGCCGAACGAGTCATCGGCCTGGCATCACTGAGGAGGGAGAATGGCACTTACCTCTGGTTTCTACCCGTCCAAGGACGGAGACCGAAAGTACTCGGCACTGGACTTCGGGCGAATGTTCGACGGTCTTATCCACGACGGCATCTACGCGACTGCTCTGAACGGTTTTCGTCCGCGAATGAAGGACGCGACCAGCCTTACTATTCAGGTGGACAGCGGCCGCGCGTGGTTCAACCACACGTGGGTCGTCAACGATGCCATAATCGAGATCGACGGTTCCCCGGCACACCCGACATTTCCTCGCTGGGACGCGCTTGTGCTCACGGTGGACCGTTCGGACGATCAGCGCTCTGCATATCTCGAGATTGTTAATGGCGTCCCCAAAGACGGCGCGACTCGTCCGGACGTTACCAGCACGAACAATGAGATCAAGTCGCGCTACCCGCTCTTCTACCTGTTTATGGACAGCAAGTACAAGGCTGGCACGGCCCCCAAGCAGGTGAGCGACAATCGAGGGCAGTCGAACTGTCCGTTCGTCACGGGGATCGTCGACCACCTCGACGGCGACACGCTGTTCAAGCGATGGGACGACTCGTTCCGGGAGTGGGCGAAGAACTACAGCGCCGAGGTCAAGACCGACCTGGACGAGTGGAAGGCCGAACGACTGGCCGACTACAACACCTGGAAAGACACCCTGATCAACACGATGAACGGCGACACCAACAAGAAGGTCGTCAATGAGATCGCAGCGATCAAGTCTCAGCTCCAGGGGATGACCGCGGGTTTTAGGATCTACCAGGACATAGTATGGTCCAACGGGCAGGTTCTGGTAGATCGTACGACGCCCGTGCAAGGAAAACTCGTATACGAGCTGAAGGTGTGATTCATGCGTATTAGTGATCTCCCCATTGTCCGCTATAACGAGGGTAGCGACTACATCATTCTCGATAATCCGGGCAAGAGTACGACGAAGCGCATCTCCTGCACGGATCTTCGCTTCTCGATCTTCTCGGACTTCAACTTCATTCACAACCAGATCGTCCGCGGAAACTCTTTGGGCAACGAGTTCCGGCAAGACCAGAAGGACGCCATTCGAACCGGTTCTTTCCAGGACATGTGGCTGGGCGACTACTGGCTGTACAACAATGTCCGGTGGATGATCGTCGACTTCAACTACTTCAAGGGCACAGAGGAGGGCGTGAAGAACCACGTCGTCGTCATGCCCGACCGAAGCCTTAGCGCCACCATCGCCACAAAGGCCGAGGACCCGCTGAAGAACTACTGCGACTCCCTGATGTACGACGCAGCGTCCAAGCTCAAACCGCAGTTCGCGTCGCTGTTCGGTGATGAGTACATCATGGGGCACAAGGACGTTCTGGCGAACAGCTATGCCGGAAGCACGACCTTTCCGTACACCTCAGACGACGTTCTCGTTCGTGGGGGCATCTACTCCACGATCCCGGACGAGGTCATGATGTTCGGAGCCAGGCTCATGGCACCCGTTCAGGCGGGACGCAACGCGGCCGGGCATATTACGGGAAAGCAGTTCTCCTACTACCGGCAGGGTATGGGCATCCCTAATCCTCACCAGATATTCTGGCTGCGGGACAAGTGCTGGTACAACTACTTCACGTGCTGGGCGGACTACCGCCTGACCAACCGTATCTGGAACACCACCGCCGGTCTGCGCCCCTTCGTCTGTATTTCTGGTGACGCCAACTGATGTCCCACACGCTCGAACTGGCTATCACTGTCGCTACATCAGTGCTTGGCTCCTCGGGCTTGTGGGCATTCATCCAAGCAAGGAACACGAAGAACGCTGCGCAGTCCCAACTCATGGTAGGGCTTGCGCATATTCAGCTCGTGGCGATCGCCGAGGGCTATATCGCTCGAGGATGGATCTCGCATGCCGAATACGATGATATTCGCGTATACCTGTACGACCCGTACAAGGCGCTGGGCGGTAACGGATCTGCTCATCGCCTTGTACAGGAACTGTCCCTACTACCGTCCCATCCGCCCAGTAAGGAGCATCATGACGAACAAGACATATGACCGTTTGAAGTTCGTGGCCCAGGTCGTTCTCCCGGCCGTTGCCACGCTGTACACCGCTCTGGCCGCCGCCTGGGGATTCAGCCACGTCGAGGCCGTCGTCGGTACGATCACCGCTGTTGACCTTTTCCTCGGGTCTCTTCTCGGCATCACCTCGAACCAGTACACGCCCCCCGCGGACGGCGTTCTTCATGTCGACCATGAGAACAAGGAGGTTGTGGCTGCGCTGGAGAAGCCCGCTGTCGACCTGAGGAACGGCGGCACCGTTACGCTCAAGGTGTCCGAGTCCTGACGCGAGGGGAACAGGGCTCATAATGAGACCTAGAGAAAGGAACACCATGTCCCCCGACACCGAGAAGCCCGACCAGGACGACCTCCTGGAAGACGCCTACTCCTTCGCCTACGGTCTGGACCCCGACTCCGACGCTTACCGCCGGACGCTGGAGAGTATCGACAAGCTCGAGTCCATCTCGCGTGCCAAGCACAAGAGCTGGAAGCCGAGCCCCGACGCCGTCCTGTCGTCCGCGACAAGCCTCCTCGGAATCCTGATCATTGTGAAGGCCGAGAGCATCTTCCCAATCGCCTCCAAAGCACTCTCGATCGCGACCAAGATCCGTCTCTGAGATCTAACCCCATACCATTCCCCCCTGTCATAACCGACTCGGGGGAATGGTATGGTTTATCAAAATCGGGTTCTAAAAATTGCCCGGGTGGGATTTTCGGAAACGCGATTTTGACAAGGCTCATAATGAGACCCCACAACTCGAAAGGAACCACAATGCTGCAAGGACGTGATGCGGCTCTACAAGTCGCTCCAGAAGAACTGACCTCACGCCTATAGCCCCAACCCGGGCTATAGGTTTCGCGGAACCATCATGCCTCATAATGAGAACCAAGAAAGGAACCACAATGAACGCTCGTAAGATCATCGGTTTCACCGCTGACATCTCCGCAAGCTACGCCGTCGGCGTCGCCATGGTTGCCGTCATGCCCGAACTCTCAATCCCCGCAATGATCGGGTACCGTTTGGGCACGATGGCGATCGGCGCCGCAGTCGGACGCTTCGCGCGGAAGAACGCGGAGGAGACCTACGATGAAGTCACGAAAGCGGACACCGTCCACTTCTACTCCACCCGCCGCTGAAGGCAGATTCATGACCCGCATGGGTCATGGGTCTCGCAATTTCAACAAGCGCTATAACGAGACCCCACAACCTGAAAGGACACTTCAATGACCATCGCCTACAAGATCCTGCTCGGTGTTTGTGCTGCCAACTCCCTCGCCGGCTTCGCGCTGATGGGCTGGACGTACCGGCAGTTGCACAAGCCCCACCCGATCGAGGAAGTCAAGAAGAACCGCCAGAACTGACCTCACGCCTATAGCCCCAACCCGGGCTATAGGTTTCGCGGAACCATCATGCCTCATAATGAGAACCAAGAAAGGAACCGCAATGAACTTCTTCTGCTGGATCATCAAGAACATCGTCTTCGGCGTTGGCCTCTGGACCATCGCCAAGTGGATCTTCAAGAAGAACCGCCCCGAGTCCACCCCCGGAAACTTCTACTACTGACTCGCATCCATAGCCCCAACCCGGGCTATGGGTTTCTCGAAAGGAACACCATGTTTTCTCAGACCCTTTGCTGCGTCACGACGATCGTCGCGATCATTGGTATCGCCGACATCTTCCACCGCCAGCTCGAGGAGAAGGAGGCCATGCGCAAGCAGATGGCCGAGCTCCAGAAGGAGAAGGAGGAGGCGGAGAAGCTTCTGTCTGACACCTCGATGACCGTCCTCGATCTGCGCGCCCAGCTTCGCGCGAAGAGCGCCGCATGATACTCGCACTGGCCATCGCGACCATGATCATGCTTGTCGTGTTCGCCGTGATGGCGTTCTGGTGACTCGCGAAAAACACATCTCCTATAATGAGACCCCATAGAAAGGAATCGCAATGAACAACACCGACCTCACTCCCGCCGAGAACGACGAGAAGAAGTCCCCGTTCAACCTCCCCCCGCTCTCGGACCAGACCAAGTCCGAGCTCAAGGCCCTCGGCTGGGCCATGCTCAAGGGCGTCGCCGTTGCCGGCGCCGTCATGGGCACCCTGGCCATCGCCGCTGCGCTCAGCAAGTCTGACGAGACGGACGAGGACGAGGACGACTTCGACACCGTTGACGCGGACGAGGACGAGTGATCATCGTCTCCGTCTAACTCTTGCCTATAGCCCCCAACCCGGGCTATAGGTTTTCGTCATGTGCGTATCAATCGCTATCGCGCTCCTGTTCATAGCCCTGTCTCTTATCTTCATCGACTGAAAGGAAACCCATGATCAAGCACACGATTCTCGCCGAGAACTTCGACGGGGAGAATGTCGCCGGAACCTTCTGGTTCAACCTCACTCGCAAGGAGGTCGTCGACTTCCTCATCGACGAGTCCTCTCGCGACAGCGCGTTCGCCCGGAGTCTCCTCTCGGGTGAGACAACGCCGGAGAACCTCCGCGTCGTGGACGGCATTACCGCATACCAGTTCTTCGTCCGTCTTGTCGACCGAGCATTCGGCGAGCGCGACCAGGACGGTATTCACTTCCGAAAGTCGGAGAAGGCGCTCGAGGACTTCAAGACGTCCGTGTTCTACGAGGAGTTCGTCTTCGACCTCGTCAATGACCCGAAGAAGGCCGTCAAGTTCTTCAACGGCGTCATGCCGAAGAAGATGATCGAGGACGCCAAGAAGGCCAATCCCGAGGCGTTCGCCGCCCTGGACGTCTGACGCATTTTTCGAGGGGTCTCACTAGCGAGTTTTACATGGCTCATAGTGAGACCCCTCGAAAGGAACACGCAATGAACAACACCGACTCGGTTACCCCTCGTGACATCGTTCTCTTCGGATCCGCGATCTACATCGCGCTCTGGACCCGAACGATCCTCTGGTACGCCGACGGAACAGACATCGCATCCTGACCAACCTCACAGCTATAGCCCATATCCTGGGCTATAGTTTTTCTCGAAAGGACACACGTGAATGGACTTGTCCGCGGACTTGTATCCGCTACGAACCGCAACGCCCCGGCGATTCTCTCCGCCATCGGAGTCGCCGGAACTGTTCTCACGGCGGCTGCCGCGGTTGTCGGCGACCGGCAGGCAGCGCTCAGGTGCGAGCGAGCAGGAATCGACGCCCCCACGAACAAGCAGCGACTCGAGCACGGATGGGAGTGCTACATCCCAGCCCTTCTCGCGGCAGCAGGATCTGTTTCAGCCATTATTGCCGCACACCGCATTGGCGCTGCTCGGCAGGCCGCTGCCCTGGCAGCTTGCACGATGACGTCTGAGGCGTTCGATCGTTATCGTTCGGCCGCCAAAGAGGTTCTGCCCGCAGAGGAGCAGAAGAAGGTGGAGAGCGCAGCAGCCGCCAAGATTCCGCTCCCGGAGAACAGGCAGAATGTCATATTCGTCGAGGGCGGTACGGTGCTGTGCTATGACGGACACAGCGGACGCTATTTCCGTTCGAGCATGAACCACCTCCGCAAGGTGCAGAACGACCTGAACCGGATCCTCATATCCGAGTCATCGGTCTCCCTCAACGAGTTCTACGAGCACGTCGGTCTCCCGACGACGGCTATGGGCGACCAGCTCGGCTGGCGCGTCGGAGCGGAGATCGAGCTCCATTTCGCGACGAGCATGGGCGACAACGAGGAGCCCTGCCTTGTCGTGGACTTCATCACCGAACCTATTCCCGACTGGTTCAAGCTCGGCTGAGCATATCTGAAAGGACACGATGTCATTCTGGGAGTACGCCGCACTGACCGCGGCTGATATTGTCTGGCGACCGATCAACGCGACGCTCGGTTTCCTCGAGAAGCACACGAACTGGTGGAAGTGATAGCATGGATGTTCCCGTTCGAGGCAGCCTGCCTGGTAACAGCGACCAGGAGAAGAAGCGCGTCTCTGAGCAGATCACGACGCGTCCCGGGCGCCATATCACCCCGAGCTTCCGTGACCGCGCAATGAACGCTCTCTTCGGAGACGACCTGAAGTCTGTCGGGTCTTATCTGTTCTGGGACATCGCGATTCCCGCGTTCAAGAACATGGTGTATGAGATGGTTGTCGGAGGTACTGAGCGAACACTGTTCTCGCAGGGCGGAGCGCCGTCATATCAGCGCCCCACGACGCCTCGCTACACCTCCTACAACCGCGTCTACCAGAGCAAGACGTACGGAACTACGCCGGGCAGCGAACGGACGCTCACGAAGAGCGTCTACCAGCCCGTCGTGCTCGACTCGAAGAGCGAGGCCGAGTCCGTCGTCACTGAGCTCACCAACATTGTCGACACATACGGGTCCGCCTCCGTGGGAGACCTGTACGGCATGGTCGGCATATCCGCGGACTATCCTGTTGAGGACCGCGGCTGGACGAACCTGACGTCTGCTCAGGTCACACGCGTCCGAGACGGATATCTGCTCGATCTTCCGTCCCCCGTCAAGATCAACTGAAAGGCATATTCTCAAATGAACCTCGGAGTCATTACTCGTGCCGCTGGGAAGGTCGGTCTGGCGCTCTCGAAGCACTCGCCCGCTATGCTCAGCGTTATCGGTGGCGTCGGTGTTGTCGCCACCGCCGTTCTCGCGTCGCAGGAGACCCTGCGCGTCAAGGAGATCGTCGAGCCCCACGTCGAGAACCTGGAGCTCATTTCCTCTACCCTCGAGGACGAGACCAAGCAGTACAGCGACCAGGATGCCCTGCACGACCGCACGGTTATCTACACGCGCCTCGGTCGAGACCTGCTGAAGCTTTACGCTCCGGCGCTCATCGTCGGTGTTCTCACGATCACGTCCATCGCGGCATCGCACCGCATCTCTGCCAAGCGCATCGCCGGTCTGACGGCCGCTTACGGCGCGCTTGACCAGTCCTACCGCCGCTACAGGGGTCGTGTCGAGCAGGCCCTCGGGAAGGAGGGGATGAAGGAGCTCGACACCAAGATCCGCGAGCAGGCGAAGAAGGATATTGCCGAGCGTCGCAAGCCCGACGCCGATATCTCCGAGATCGGGGACAGCATCTTCGACATGGCCGGCGCCTCCCAGTACGCGGTGCTCTACGACGAGAACGCCGCCACCTGGAACAAGAACCGGAACCTCTCGACCTCGATTCTTCACGCCCAGGAGAACTACGCGAACGACCTGCTGAACTGCCGCGGGTACGTGATGCTGAACGAGGTCTACGCGGGCCTCGGTCTCCCTCAGACGTCTGCGGGAGCGGTCGTCGGCTGGATCCGTAAGGACGACGGCGGTGCCGATGGCTACATCACCTTCGGGGACTGGGACGTGAACTACTTCGACGATATCTACAAGGATGTCGACGGTGTGTGCGAGGCGAGGCGCTGGATCCTCGACTTCAATGTCGACGGCGTTATCTGGGACCGCATCGATGAGGTGTCGGTCCGTTGATATTCTCGCCGCGTGACGCGGTGCTCGTGGCGGCCGGGGCGCTTTCGGGTGTCCTGGCCGCCGTCGGGGCGACCGCATATATTCTGAACCGCAAGCACTTCCACGAGCTCGAGGACATGAAGGACGCCATCGCCCGAGAGGCGATGATCCGCAAGGAGGCGACCGACACCACGAAGGCGCTCAAGACTGCTTTCTCCGAGCAGGAAAAGCAGCTGGATTTCTTCCGCCAGCTTCCGGCGGAGGTGCTTGCACCATATCTACCATCTGAGGACGATGACATGCACGAGTACGATCCGGACGTGGAGGCGTATGACAGCGAGATGCTACCCGAGGGATGCGATTCCTTCGGGTGCCAGGTGCTGTCCGAGAAGGAGTGGGCGGAGCGCGAGGGTCGAGGCGATTTCGACGACCTCACTCTGCGCTACTACGTGAAGGACGACACGCTGGTCGGACCGAACAACCGCCCGGCGGAGTTCCCGAATGATCTCATCGGGGAGGCGCTCAGCGTTATCTCCGTGCCCTCGAGCGGGACCACTACCGCCTATATCCGCAACTTCCTGATCTGGGCGGACATCACGCTCGAGATCTATGCGGACGCATTCTTCGAGAAGGATCCCGATGCCTGACACACAGCGTTACTTCGAGTGGCTGTACGGACGAGCGATCTCCTTCGTGGAGCACTACCGCACGCTCTGCTCCGTTCTGCACAGCATCGTGTTCTTCTCGAACGTCCCGATGGATGACAACCGTATCACGGACGCCATCTCTCTCCGCACGATGTTCGAGTCGGAGGCGCAGGCGGACCTGTCCGAGCTCGAGGAGCCCTCGGTCCTGGAGGTGCTGGTCGTCCTGGCGCAGGACCTGTCATTCCAGACGATGGACGAGGAGGATATTCAGGTCGCGTTCGCCGAGATCCTCGGCAACCTCGGTCTCAGCAAGTGGTTCGACGAGCACTGGGCGGTAGAACCGTTCGAGGCGGAGCACGACACGCGTCTCACGATCCATCGATGGCTCGATCGTGAGGAACTCACCCCCCGCACGCCATTTCCGGTGTTCGAGAACGGCGAGCTCGTAGACACTCGCCGTATCGAGCTCTGGTACCAGATGCATCTGTACAACAGAAGCATCGATCAATTCTAGGAGCACTCTATGGATTTCTTCGAAGTGGCCAGGACCGAGAAGAAGGATGGTTCGGCCTGCCTCGCCCCGGAGTTCCTCGTGGGGGAGCCCACGGACTTCATGATTCGGGGTGGAGCGTTCTACGCCATCTGGGACGAGGAGAAGGGCAGGTGGTCCACTCGTATGGATGACGTCGCCCGTCTCGTCGACCGTGAGGTCCTGGCCACTGCGGAGAAGTCGGATGACAATCCCTCGGTGCGCCTTATGCGGAGGTTCAAGTCGGGCATCTGGCGCGAGTTCCGTTCGTGGGAGTCGAGCATGTTCGACCATTTTCACCCGCTGGACGACACGCTGGTGTTCGCGGACGACCCCGTGCGCAAGGAGGACTACGCGTCCAAGCGCCTGCCATATTCGCTCAAAGCGGGAGACCACTCGGCATTCGACCGTCTCCTCAGTGTGCTGTACGATGAGGAAGAGCGTAGGAAGATCATCTGGGCGATCGGTTCGGTCATTTCCGGAGACAGCGCCCGGATCCAGAAGTTCTTCGTCCTCTACGGAAAACCGGGTTCCGGCAAGTCAACTGTCCTGAACATCATATCCTGGCTCTTCGAGGGGTACAGCAAGCCGTTCGACTCGAGAGCGCTTGTACGGTCGAACAACCAGTTCGCTCTCGAGGCGTTCAAGACGAACCCGCTCATCGCCATCGATCACGATGGGGACATGAGTCGGCTCAGCGACAACACAGTTCTCAACTCGCTGGTGTCCCACGAGGAGATGCTGGTGAACGAGAAGAACAAGTCGCTGTACGGGATGGCCTTTCGGACGACGTTATTCGTGGGGACGAACTCGCCGGTTCGTATCACGGACAGCAAGTCGGGCATCATCCGCAGGCTGATCGATATTCACCCGACGGGCAGCACGGTCCCCAAGGACACGTACGAGCGTCTGATGACCGAGATCAGTCAGACACGCGGCGAGATCGCGGCGTACTGCCGGGACGAGTACAACCGTATGGGCATCTCCTACTACGACGAGTACCGCCCGCTGCGGATGATGGGCGACACGGACGCGCTGTACAACTTCGTGGAGTACAACCAGGAGGAGCTCGAGGCCGAGTCGAGCATATCCCTGCGTCGTGCCTACACGATGTACAAGGAGTACTGCGACATGGCGAGCGTGTCCTCACCTCTGCCGATGTACGTGTTCCGGTCCCAGTTCCGATCGTATTTCGAGGACTACAAGGACCGGGCGTCCCTTCCGGACGGAAGTCGAGGACGAAGCGTATACATCGGGTTCCGAAGCGATATTCTCACGCAGAAGAAGCTGGAGGAGAAGCCCAACGAGACGACCTGGTTGCACCTGTCCGAGCAGCCCTCGCTACTGGACAGGCGATATTCGGATCGTCCTGCTCAGTACTCGTCGGACGAGGGCACGCCACTGAATCGGTGGGACGACGTCACGACCACGCTGAGCGATATCGACACACGAAAGGAGCACTATGTACGACCCCCCGAGAATGAGATTGTCATCGACTTCGATATCTGCGAGAACGGAGTCAAGTCGCCTTCTCGAAACCTTGACGCTGCTTCTCGGTGGCCTCGAACCTATGCTGAGAGGTCTCGAGGAGGTGGAGGTCTCCATCTCCATTACGTCTACGCCGGAGACCCCGAACGCCTCGCCCATATTTACGAGCCGGGAATCGAGGTCAAGTGGTATCCCGGACGTTCAGCTCTACGGAGGCGACTGAGTGTATGCAATGATATTCCTCCGGCTACTCTTGAGGAAGGTTCGCTCCCTCTCAAGGAGGAGAAGATGCTCAACCGCACGACGATGAAGGACGAGAAGAGCCTCCGCGATCTTATTCTGCGGAATCTCAGGAAGGAGATCCATCCGGGCACCAAGCCATCGATCGACTTCATCGAGAAGATCCTGAACGACGCGTACTCGCAGGGGATGGAGTACGACCTGAGTGACATGCGTCAGGCGGTCATGACGTTCGCCCTCAGGTCCACGCACCACTCCTCCTACTGCCTCTCGCGCGTCGCTCAGATGCATTTCCACTCGGAGATGGACGTCGACAAGACCGACGGAGTGGAGAAGGGCGATATCGTCTTCTTCGACTGCGAGGTCTTCCCGAATCTGCTCCTCGTGAACTGGAAGGTGCAGGGCAACGACCATATTCACCGCATGATCAACCCTGCGCCGGCGGAGATCGAGGCGCTCGTCGAGCACCGTCTGATCGGGTTCAACAACCGACGGTACGACAACCATATCCTGTACGGCAGGATGATGGGGTACTCGAACGAGCAGCTGTTCCACCTGAGCCAGAAGATCATCGGGAACGTGCTGGACGCGGGGTTCCGCAACGCGTACGACCTCTCATACTCCGACATCTACGACTTCTCCTCGAAGAAGCAGAGTCTGAAGAAGTGGGAGATCGAGCTCGGGATCCACCACAAGGAGCTCGGGCTTCCCTGGGACATGTCGGTTCCGGAGGAGCGCTGGCCCGAGGTCTCCGCATACTGCGACAACGACGTACGAGCCACCGAGGCCGTATTCAACGCACGGCACGAGGACTGGACGGCGCGTCGGGTGCTGGCGGACGTCGCCGGCATGACTCCGAACGCCACGAACCGTATCCTGGCGACGAAGATCATTTTCGGGGACAACCGCCACCCGCAGAAGGACCTGGTCTACACGGACCTGTCGAAGGAGTTTCCGGGCTACAAGTACGAGTTCGGCGTTAGCTCATATCGCGGCGAGGTCACCGGTGAGGGCGGTTACGTGTACGCCGAGCCGGGCATCCACCGTAACGTGGCTCTGCTCGATATCGCCTCGATGCACCCGACCTCGATCGAGGTCCTGAACATGTTCGGGCCGTACACGAAACGCTTCTCCGAGATCAAGGCCGCTCGCATCGCCATCAAGCACGGCGATATCGAGCACGCCAAGTCGATGCTCGGAGGAGCGCTCGGTCCATATCTGAAGGACGACTCGCAGGCGAAGGACCTTGCATACGCTCTGAAGATCGTGATCAACAGCGTGTACGGTCTCACTGCGGCGTCCTTCGACAACGCATTTCGCGATCCACGGAACGTGGACAACATCTGCGCCAAGCGAGGCGCACTATTCATGATCGACCTGAAGCACTTCGTTCAGGAGCAGGGCTTCACAGTCGCCCATATCAAGACCGATTCGATCAAGATCCCGGACGCAACGCCCGAGATCATTTCCGCGGTCTGCGAGTTCGGCAGGAAGTACGGCTACACGTTCGAGCACGAGGCCACGTACGACCGCATGTGCCTCCTGAACGACGCCGTCTATATCGCTCACGACGAGAAGGGTTGGCACGCCACAGGCGCCCAGTTCCTGCACCCGTACGTATTCAAGTCGCTGTTCAGCCACGAGGAGGTGACACTCGATGATTTCTGTGAGACGAAGGCGGTTACGACCAGTCTGGTTCTGGGGGACCAGGAGACTGCGCCGGAGGGAGTCCGCTTTGTGGGCAGAGTCGGTCGCTTCGTACCTGTTCGCGAGGGCGGCTTCGATATTCTGCGCGAGAAGGAGGGAAAGTACTCCTTCGCTGCCGGCAGCAAGGGATACAAGTGGCTCGAGGCGGAGGACCTGAACGGGGATATCTCGCTCGTGGACGACCGCTACGCCAACTCGCTCGCCAACAAGGCGCGTGATGCCATATCCGCATTCGGCGATGCGGACGAGTTCCTCTCGCAGGAGTAACTTGGATTATAATGAGACCCCTACGAAAGGAACCGTTATGAAACCCAACTGGCTCATCGCCGTCCGCGGCATCACGCTTGGAATCATCCTCGCACTCGCCTACGGTGACATCCCCCAGGCCAAGGACCACCTCCCCAAGAAGTGATCTCACGCTCTATAGCCCATATCCTGGGCTATAGAGTTTCGTTGGATCAGAAAGGAACACAATGGAGATCAAGTTCGTACCCAGAATCATCGTCACCAACCACAACGCATATCTTGAGGACGCGCCCTTCGACAGACTGGTGCACGCGGCCGTGAACGCTGCGGTCAAGAAGTACTGCGGAGTCGATACCCCGTCGGAGGACTGCCCCGTTCCGACTAGGGTGGTCGTCTCGGCCAAGGGCCTTATTCGTCTCGAGTGGGACGAGGACGCCGAGGGTCCGATGATCATCGTCGGGCGCCACACGGACGGACGCTACGGGCTCATCGCCGAGATCCGCCCCTCCAACGAGACCGCGCATATTCTCGACGGCTACCAGTTCGTCGGTTACGCGCTCAACCCCATCCGCTCCGTATACATGAGGAAGGCATCATGAGCAGCCACATCGTTTCCGTTCGTTCCGACGACCCCTGCATCGATGGGGTTAAGATCCTTCTGTCGGACGCCGTCCGCAACGACGCAGACAAGTCGGGTTACCACCATTTCCCCGTCGTCTCGCCGAAGACCTTCGACGGCATCAAGTCGTATATCGTCGCCGGTACCCTCGACGTCTCGGAGGACTGGTACGACGTCCAGCGCAACGGCCTCTGCGTCAACATCATTTCTCGCAAGAGGACCGTCGAGTGATCTGGATCCTCTGGACGATCCTCGCCGTGATGTCCCTCTACTATGCGGGCACACGGTGGGGTTCCGAGTACGCATGGGCGCTATTCTGCGCCCTGCTCGTCATCTACCTCATGCACTTCCGCGTCATCTGAAAGGAACATATTCATGCCGTCTGCACAGATCACCCTCAAGGACGTCCGTCTCCTCTTCCGCAACTTCAGCGGAGCCCGTGACCGTTTCGGCAACGAGGGGAAGCGGACCTTCTGCGTCGTCCTGCCCGAGGACGCTGCGAACGACCTCCG